ATGTCAAGTGGTTATTAAGGTGAAATGTGCTTTTTCAAACGTTAGATAGTAAAAATGAATGTTTTGGTATTTTTTGTAATGATAGACTTTATTATTCAAGAGATAAGCTGGACATTGATGAGTTAACTCGCACATGGGCTTATGCTGACTATTTAAAAGACAATACAAACACACAGTATGCACAGCTTTATTGTGGTGGTAAAACCCTGCAAGAAGCTTGTCCTAAAAAATATCAAAAACATATGGAGGAAGTAAGTCTTAAACTGAAGGCGTATATTCGTTCTATGAATGAATGCAAACTTTCAATGAAAGAACATTGCTTTTATGATTTTGTTCCAAAAAAGGTATTGCATGATTTTTGTGAGTTAAAGAATAAAATCTCTCTGCATGTTTTTGCAAACTATTCTAAGCCTGATAATTATGAAACCTTACTAGAACTCACAAAAATATTGAGTGAGATATCTAATCGAAAAATTGAATATGATATTTCAGCTCTTAATCATAAAAAGAGAAATTATGTTTTAGAGCAATTTGCAAAAAAGATTCAATCGATTGAACCATATATTAATTATGATCAATATAAGTCAAAAACAGGGCGTTTGGTGACGAAACCAAACTCATTTCCAATATTAACCATGGATACTGCTTATAGAGCGATTTTAAAGCCAAAAAACGACTGGTTTGTCGAGCTAGACTACAATGCTGCCGAATTACGGGTTCTTTTGGGCCTACAAGGCACGGAACAACCCCAGGGGGACTTGCACGCCTGGAACGCTCTAAACGCCCTTAAAACGAAGAAGAGAGAGACTTCTAAGAAAAAAATCTTTGCTTGGCTCTATGGAAACAAGAAAAATGACAAAATTGAGCAATTTTACAAAAGAGAGCTAGTGAAGCAAAAATATTGGGATGGTAAAAACGTAAAAACGATTTTTGGAAGAGAAATTGAATCTGATAATCATCACGCAATAAATTATATTATTCAATCTACCGCCGCAGATATGTTTTTGAGGCAAATGATAAAGGTTTGGAAAAAGCTTAACAACACAAAAACAGAAATTGCTTTTTGCATGCATGATTCGATCATCTTAGATTTTTCTGAAAAAGATATGAACATTCTAAAGAGTATTAAAAATATATTTGCTGATACTCAGTTTGGAAAATTTGAAGTAAATGTCAAAGTCGGAAAAGACTATTTAAATATGCAAAAGTTGGCGATGTAAAAAATGCAAGTTATTATAGGACTAGGAAAGGCTGGTTGTAATATCGCAGATTTGTTTGTAAGATATCCTCAGTATGAAGTCTATAAGATTGATGTTGGTATCGAAGGGGATAATTGTATATCCTTAAAGCACCAGAAGAGTCCAGAAAATTACGAAAAAAAGTTTATATCACGTACCACGATGATTAAAGGGATATCACGAAAAGAAATTTTATTTATTACAAGCTGTGGACACGTTTCAGGTGCAGCCTTGAGAATCCTACAACAGCTTAAGAAGAAAAATTGTACAATTAACGTGTTATACATTAAGCCTGATGGTTCTCTGCTCTCACACACAAAATCCCTGCAGCAAAATTTAATGTTTAATGTGTTACAAGAGTATGCTCGATCTGGGGTTTTTAAACGATTATATTTTATCGACAATGTGGTTTTATCAACTATCATAGGAAAAGTGCCATTGCGAGAATACTATAATCGACTAAATGATCTAATAGTGTCTACAGTACACATGCTTAATGTGTTTGATAATAGTGATTCTGAAATTGATACATTTTCGGAAATGTTTGGCAGTGCCAGACTTTCAACAGTTGGCATATTTGATTATGACAGCCACGAAGAAAAATTATTTTTTTCTCTTGACAATATAAGAGAGAAAAGATACTATTATGGTGTCAATGAGAAAATTTTAGATTCTGACATGTCTTTAAGAGAGAATATTGTTTTGCAGCTTAAAAATAACTCAGAAGATGGTAGTATAAAGATGAGCTATGGAGTGTTTGCGACACAATATGATAAAAATTACGTCTATTGTTTGGCATGCAGTTCTAGAATTCAGAAAAGAGAAGAAACTGTTTGACAAAGAAAATAATGTTAAATATAATAACAAAATGAAGTTTGTAACTAAACTTAATAGCAACATGAGAGAGTTATCATGTTGACTTTAGCCAGAAAAAAGGAGATTTTAAATTATGGCAATTGATATGAAGAAGATGCGCGAGCGCATGAGTTCCCTTAAGAATAAGGGCAACGGCAATTCGAACAAGTTTTGGCGTCCACAAGAGGGAGATCAAACTATTCGAATTGTTCCCCCTGAAGATGGAGATCCTTTTAAGGATTATTGGTTCCATTACAATCTTAAGGATTCCAATGGAAACGACGTGCCGGGATTTCTTAGTCCAAAGAGGAACTTTGGAGAAAACTGTCCTTTGGATAGCTTTGTCCGTCAGCTTTGGCAGGATGGTTCTGAAGAGAGCCGCAAGCAAGCTAAGACGCTTTCTGCACGACAGCGTTTCTTTGCGCCAGTCGTCGTACGAGGTGAAGAGGACATGGGTGTTCGACTCTGGGGCTTTGGTAAAACGGCGTATGAAACGCTTTTGAATCTAGTTTTGAATCCGGAGTATGGAGACATTACAGATCCAGAGTCGGGTACAGATCTTAAGCTTACTTACGGTAAGCCTGCGGGAGCACAATTCCCACAGACTAAGATTGTGCCACGACGACGCAGTTCTCCCATGCACGACAACACTGAACGCGCTAGTGAGCTTTTAGAGAGCGTACCAGATTTTGATGAGGTGTTCGCCGGTAGTCGGAAAACCGTCGCAGAGGTTCAGGCTATTCTAGACGAATATCTCCTGTCAAGTGACGACGCTGAAGAAAATTCGTCGGAAACCAAGCATATTAATGCTAAATCTTCAGATGCTGGAAATCTAGTAGATAATACATTTGCAGAACTTCTAGCTTCGTAACCGTTGTTATAACAACCGCAGGGGGGCATGGGTTTACAGATGCCCCACATTTAACCAACAAGGAGAAAGAATGAGTTTTAAGGAAAACTTAAGCAATCTAAATCTAAATGAAGATACTAATGTTGTTTTTAGTTATGAACAAGGCGCCGATGTGTTTCACTTTAATGAGACAGAGCTTGACACAGTACTCAGCGAGACGGACGTCGTTGAACGAGTTGCAGTAGCAGCAACTTCGAATACAGGAGCAGGACGCGAAATGCTTAATACACTGAGAGAACAAGGTCTTTTGGAGTATTATGAGCGAGGCAGTGGCGACTTTCAGGAATATGTGGCAGATACACTTCGTGAGAACTTTTACGTTGCTGATATGATTGAATATTCTACGGAAAAATATGATCACAAACGTGGATTTACAACTCTGTCGGTGCAAACAGAAGCACCTTTTGGAGAAGTATTGAACAGTATTGAGGATTATAATAATGCCTTTTCGGGCTGGACCGCTGAAGTTTATGTTGGTAGTGCTAAGCTTTCTATGGAAGTTTAGTATATGAAGATCCCATGGGGAGGCACAGGGATATCAGGTGCCTCATTTTTTAAATAGGAGTTATTAGTGGCAAAAAATAAAAAGCTTGGTAAACTTTCAATTTCTGATATGCGTAAGCTTATTAACAAGAAAGCTGGCATGAACATCGCTCACAACCTAAACGAAGATAGTCCAACGATTGTAAAAGATTGGATCCCTACCGGCTCTCGGTGGCTTGATTCAATCATTTGTCGTGGGAAGTTGGCAGGAATTCCAGTTGGAAAAGTGGTAGAAATTGCAGGGCTTGAATCTACAGGTAAATCATATATGGCAGCACAAGTTGCCGCGAACGCACAAAAAAAGGGCATGGTTGTAGTTATTTTCGATTCAGAATCTGCTATTGATCCAAAGTTTTTAGGAAAAGCCGGTTGTAATGTTGAGGATTTAATTTATGTTCAAGCAACCTCGGTGGAACTTGTGTTAGAGACAATTGAAGAGTTGCTTGGTTCTGGTGAACAAATGCTCTTTATTTGGGATTCTCTTGCACTAACTCCCGCAATATCAGATGTTGAAGGGGACTTTAATCCTAATTCTTCCATGGCTGTAAAGGCGCGGGTTCTTTCAAAAGGAATGTCTAAATTAACAATTTCAATTGCGAACAGCCAATCAACATTTTTAGTTTTAAACCAACTTAAAACAAATATCCCACAGGGACCATCTGCGCGCATCACAGCAATGACAACACCATATACAACTCCTGGCGGAAAAGCCATGGTATATGCATATTCATTGCGTATTTGGCTCACAGGGCGAAAAGCAAAGGCTTCTTTTGTGGTGGATGAAAAAGGATATAGGATTGGTTCAGAAGTAAAAGTTAAGCTTGAGAAATCTCGCTTTGGTACTCAAGGACGTCAATGCAATTTTAAGATTTTGTGGGGCGATGAAATTGGAGTCCAAGACGAAGAAAGTTGGCTTGATGCAATCAAAAGTTCAGAGCACCTTAAACAATCTGGTGCATGGTATGAGCTTGTATACGAGGATGGGACGTCTGAGAAGTTTCAGACAGCCACCTGGAAACAGAAGCTTAAAAATGAAAAATTTAAGTCAAGAATATATACATTAATGGATGAAGAGGTAATAATGAAGTTTGATGATAGAACAGGAGATTCTAAGAATTTTTATGATGAGGGGGAAGAATAGTGATGGTTGGCATGCGTATTGCAACTATTACTAGGCAGGAGGAAATTTAATTATGAATGTATGTGTTTTGTTTATTCTATATAGCGGTTGGGGGTATGTAACTCCTGTCTGCTATACGAGCCATGGGCTTTTAGAACCACAGGATGTGGTATATGTGCAACACCTAGCTAATGGGTGGACTCTTTGGGATGCTCCCGATGAGTATGTTAACTATTATCGATCAAGGCGACGTCATGTGCGCCATATTCATAGATATCGTGCGCCAATGCGAGGGTTGAGAATCACTCATTGGGGACACAATCATCATGGATATTCATATCATCGACGCTTTAGACGACATACTCATAGGCACCACAATCGCGTGCGCCACAATCGTGGACAACGACGGCATCACAATGCCAATGCACGACGCAACATTAGAATCAATGGCGGGAATGTTATCATAAACCGATACAACAATTCTTCTGCTCGTAGAAGTCACCGTTCTGGTGCTCGGAGGCAAAGAGCCAATCGTGGACAACGACGGCAACGACGGCAGCACCGCCATCGTCGCCACAGACGTCGCTAAGCATTACGCTTGCCTTTGAAGCCGCCTCAGTAACCAGCCTTGAGGCGGCTTTTCTTTTTTTATGTCCATAACAAGTCAAACAAACTATTTATTAAAATGTATTAAAGGGAAGAACACTCTAAAATGAAACTACTATTTGAAAGTTGGAGAAATTTTATAAAAGAAGAGGAAGAGCCTGAAGAAGAATATAAAAAATGGCAGGATTATGACGTTCCCACAGGGCAATGGCATGATGTACCTTTAGAAGATCTTAAAAAAGCAGCGCTAGCAAAAGGTGGAGAAGTGACTATCGCTTCTGAACTTTATGATTTAATTGAGAAAGCATATGCTAAAATTGGTGGACACTTTGATTTTGCAAAACCTAGCGATTTACCGGATGATTACACAGATTGGTCTGCTGTTGAACTAGATGGAGATTCACAACCAGACGCTTTGCGCGTAGCTAAAGGAAAGGGTGCTGGATTAAAAATGGCTGCAGCAGGGCATGATGGAACAAAACAAGCAATTGATGCTTATTTGGCGAAAACTGCAGACTTATTAAAAGGTGATGGATATTATGGAGAAATGTCTAAAGGAATTGCTCATGTTATGATAAAATATCATAATGTACCTTTTGTTGATAATCGCGAGGACGTTGAGCGAGTGTTAGGTAAAACCGTGGAATGGGTTGGAGCACATCCAGAAGGGAAATATCCAAACTACACCGGTTGGTATGTAAGAATGGTTGGTGGCAAACACAGAGATATGAAGATCATGCTTGGACGTCCAACAGGTATTCAAGGAGTTGTTGATCCATGAAATTGCTATTAGCAATTTTGCCTGGATTTGATTTTGATCGTGTTGGGGAAGTAGATCCAAATTTATGGGGTTATAAGCTAGATTCTATAAAGAAGGAACTAATTAAGGTAAACGGAGAGGAACTATTATGACAATGAAACTCATAATGGAAAACTGGCGACACTATGCTGACGAACAAAAACTAATTCAGGAAATTAATACAGGTGAGCCAGTAAAGTATGGTATGCTAAAGGCTTTTCTTAAGGCTATTGTGGGCGCAAAGCAGGGATTGGAAGGCGAATCTTTGGCTAACGCTTCAGGGCTGCTTGACTTTTTTACAGGCGGTGACGCAGTGGACATTGCAAAGATGGTTGGAGGTCTTTTTGAAAATAATACAAAAGATAAACAACTTCTAAACGAAGAGCCAGTCACACTAGCTATCTTTTTAGGTTCAATGAAAGTTTTAGGTGCGATAGGTGCAACAAAGAATCTGGTTGGTTTAGGTAAAAAGCTTTGGAAAAAATTTAAAGGCGAGCCAACAGAAAAAACTGATAAAATGCCATTTTTAGATTTATTTAATTTAGATCCCAAGTATTCAGAAATAGTTGATGACAGAATTGAAGCAGAATTTTTGCAATGGTGGCTTGGTGAAATGCAATCACAGGATGATAATGCAGATGTAGATACCAATGATTTGGATGTTAATTTAAAACTTCAAAAATTTATTCAAGCGAAGTATCAGAGAGAGCTTTCTGGGCACACTGCGCCTGGATTAGCTGGCGGCGCCGAAGAAATAAAGAGCAAAACTAAACAAGCTAAGAGAATGAAAACTAAACAAGCGGCTCGGACTGCAACAGGGCTGTAATAAACGGAGAGGAATTATTATGAAAAAATGGAAACCATTGATGTTTGAAAATAGCAAGATACCTGTTTGGCTGTCTAAGGTTGCTCCAATAGATATCTGGGCAGTAAGCATTTTTATATTTGTGTTCTGTAAAGGTACAATGAGTGATTCTACAAAAAGACATGAAACAATCCACTTCCAGCAACAACTTGAGTTGGCATTTGTTGGGCAGTGGGTTCTATATGCCTTATTCTGGCTTATAGGATTGGCTAGATATAGAAGTGGTAAAAAAGCATATTTTTTAAACCCCTTTGAACGAGAAGCCTATGAGAAAGCTGGAAAAGAAGACTATTTAGAGAAGAGAAAAAGATATTCTTGGGTGAAATATATAAAATGAAAGATTTATTTAGATCCAGATTTTACAGTACAGAAGGCAGTTGAATACCTAACAGGCAGATTCGATCCCACCGCTAAAGCGTCTAGTAAGTATTTCAAAGAGCAAATTACAGCCATAGTGAATAAAATCCTTTCAGAAAAACGCTTGACAAAGAAATAAATTCAGCTATAATTGCAGTCAGGATATCAATTGAATCTTAGTAAAAAAACTAAAAAGTATGTTGATCTAGCCAAAAGAATGGCAGATCAGAGTGTATACCCCAGTTTCAAGCACGGGGCTGTTCTTGTTAAAGGATCGGCGGTTATAAATGCTTCATGTAATAAAAATGGGTTTAATAGTTTTGGTGCAAGGTTCAGAAAAAAGGAATATGGAACTGCTACCCTCCATGCAGAGCTTGGTGCAATATTAAATGTTGAACGTTCAAAAACTGAAGGTGCAACAATATATGTTGTTCGAATAAATAGAAGAGGGGAGGAAAGACTTAGCAAGCCTTGTCATATGTGCAGATCTGCAATGGAGCATTGTGGTATTAAGAGGGTTGTTTATTCAACAAATGGAGGATATGAGGTGATGAAATTATGAGTCATAAAACTAAACATTCAAAATCAAGAAGGCGAAGAAAGCTTGGTTCTGGAAAGAGACGTAAACGCAAATTAGCAAGGAAGAAATAATGTCTAGAGTTATGGTAATCGATGCTCTCAATCAATTTTTGAGAAACTACATTGTAGATCCAAGTCTGTCAAAGAACGGACAACCTATAGGTGGGGCTAAAGGGTTTTTAAAGTCCCTGCAGAAGCTCACTAGGGAAATTAAGCCAGACGAGATTGTAATTGTTTGGGATGGCTCTTATGGTTCTAGAAAGAGAAAGTCTATTAATAAAAATTATAAGGAAGGCAGAAAGCCTGTACGCCTCAATCGTGATGTCCGTAATCTAACGGAAGATCAGGAGCTTCAGAACAAAGTTTGGCAACAGTTGAGGGTAATTGAATATCTAAATGAACTGCCAGTCATTCAACTTAAGTATGATCAAGTTGAGGCAGACGATGTTATCTCTTTTGTTGCTCAACATCCAAAATACGATGGATGGCAAAAAGTAATTGTAAGTTCAGATAAAGATTTTTTTCAACTCTGTGATAATGAAACTGTCGTGTTTCGCCCAATTCAAAAAGAGGTGATGAGCACAAAAAGTATTGTAGAAAAGTTCAATATTCATCCAACTAATTTTGCACTAGCACGTGCAATAGTGGGGGACAAGTCCGATAACTTGGTTGGCGTTAAAGGTGTTGGGTTACCAACAGTTGCTAAGCGCCTGCCTTTTCTTGCTGAAGACAAATATTATACCATCAATGATGTTATAGAACACTGTAAAGAAGCAGAAGGAAGCATTAAAGCATATTCTAACATTGTTGAACAGCAGGACGTCATTAAAGAAAACTATTCTATCATGCAACTGTATGCTCCCTTGTTATCAACAATTACCAAAAGACATGCCCAAAATGTATTAACAAATTTCGTACCGGAATTTAATAAAACTGGGCTTCTTAAGCTGTTGATCAGTGACGGTGCCGTTGAATATAACTGGAATGAACTGTTCGTGCACTTTCGAAAGATTATTGCAGATGCCAAGAGAACTGGTTGACAAAATAATCATGGTAAATTAGTATTAGTATATGATTTGGCTGAATGGTGGAATTGGTAGACACAAGGGACTTAAAATCCCTTATCCGTATGGGTGTGAGGGTTCAA